TCGCCTGTTATGTCTTCGACGACAAATTCTGCGTAGCACTTACAATTTATATCTTGTGCAGGCTCATTCCTTTCTCCTGATCTTTTACCACTTGTCACGGTTATAGGAGGTTTCCCCCACTCAAAAATCGCACCTTCAAGTCTTTTGTGGTCATCTCTTACAGCCTCGTTGCCTCTAGTCCTCCATATATACCTACTAGCACCGTTTGCTTTTTGTCTGATCTTATCAAGCTCGCCGTTCAGCTTTTGAATTTGATCAGTCGCTATAAGCTTTGCATTTGCTTTTTTAGAGTCAGAAATATCAACAATCTTTTTTTTTACTTCTTCGATGATAGTTTTATTTTCCCTGCCTTCTCTAAACCCATCTACTATAATAGCGTCAACTTGGTCTATATACTCAGAGGTTAAAGTAGTAATCTTTTTTGCGTTGTCCTTTGCAATATCTTTCAAAAGATCACTAGCCTTTTTTTTGCTTTCTTGAGGCTTTCTTTTTGTCGAGTTGAAAAAATTATAATAAAAATTTTTTAAGTTTTTTTTGTTTAAATCCTCTAAAACAATTCTAATTTTTTTAAAAAGGTCTTTTTTCTTTTTTCTGTCGTCTATTATCTCACCATCAATTAAACTGCCAAAAAAACCGACCTTGACTTTTTTAACATATTTGTTAATGGTATTTGAATCGGATTCATACATCAAAAAAGAAAGTTTTTCTAAAATATTAGACTTAATTAGATTGTCTAAATCCTTTATCTCTTTTCCAAATATCTTTTTTAATAGTAAAATCTCTTTACTATAATTAGTTTCTCTAAACTTCCTCATATTTTTAAAAGAAAATCAAGGTTTTAAATTAATTTTCTTCTTCATTCAAAAAGTTTTCTTCCTCTTTTTTGATCTCATCATAAAAAGACTCATTTATCTTGTATGAGTTTAAATCTATCTCATCTTTTTTAAACCTAGATTCTCTTACTTCTTCTTTTAAAATAACACCGAGGTCTAAATACTTTTCGTCAATCTGCGACTGCAATACCTCTATTTCTTTCTTTTCTTTTTGTGTAGGCTCGTCAATAGGATTAAAGACATAAGAAATTTCTTTCGGTTCATACCCAAGGAAATATAGAAACTTGTCTATCGCTTGCCTACCCTCTGTTTCTTGCATTGATTTTATTCTTTTATAGTAATTTTTCTGGTCTGCATAAGCACTAGAGCCACCTAAAGCTCCTCCTTCAGCACTAAAAAGAATTGAAAATGGGATAGGTGGATCAGAAGAGGCACAAACTTGATTTGCCATTCTGTCAATTATCTCTGGAAGCCCTGACAAGCTAGCAGATTCTCTTTTCAGTTGTTCCCCCTCTCCATAGATTCCTATATTATGCCCACCAAGTGCATTTATAGCCTGCCTTGCTCTGTCTATAATAGAATCGCTGTCATTTTCTGCAATTAAATCTGCTAACCCTTCTATTTGCAATGTTTTCCAAAAAAACTCACCGCTTGCGTCGGTTGCTCCTTGCATTGCTACGCTATAGCTAGAGATTGCTCTATAAGCGGTTTCCAAAACAGAAAGCCCCCAGCCTCTACGCCTTATTAGCTCGTTATTTGAAGATGGCCTTTTGCCTTGCAAAATCAAAAGCCTAGAGTGATGTACATGCAAAGTTTCCGAGTTGCCTTCAGAATTTATGATGACCATGTAATGTTCTGGACAGTTTACTTTGCCTTTTGGAATATCGAATCGACCTTTTTTATAAAATGTCTGTGGAAAACAATACCAATTATTAACGACTACAATTCGCTCAAGATTTTCTTTTTTAGGTTCTTTTAACTCAAGTCTACAATCATCTCCATAGTCAAAAAAAATTGCACTCCCGTAATGAGTTCTCTTTTCTTTAAAAGCACTGGACAAAATTCCTTTTGCGTCAAAGTTTTTTAGTTCTTTTTCTACTTCTTCTACAAAACTGATGCCTTTTTCTTCGTTTAACTCTATAAAGCTTACCCAAGAAGAAAGCATATCTTCGACTGGCTGATCTACAATTCTGTTCGCTAGCCAGTTTTTGTTGTAAAGATTTTCTAGCTCTTCTCTCCAAACTCTTTTGTAGTCAGAAAAATAAAGGCTACTCCCTAAGTCATAGTCACCGCCTACACCTTTGACGTTTGAAGTAAAAGAATCCAACCTTTTTCTTTTTTTTAGAGCCTCTGGCATAGTCAACTTGCTTTTATTCATTTCCCCTTGCTCATTTTGATTGCTTGTGCAATTGTTATTTTAGACTTGATCATAGGGTCAAGAGCGTATCTAATAGCATCTATATAATGATTGTTAGCATCAACAATAGTTCTCAAAACATCCCCACTTAATCTATCTACCTTATAACTGTAGGTTCTAAACTCTTTTATGGTCTCTGTACACCTTGGGTGGATAATTACTTTTTTATACCCTCTTATGTGAGCTATCCCATCTTCTACAGATCCACTCCATTTTTTAGCTGGTATTATTCTTAGGCCATTTTTTTTAAGATAGGATATTGTCTCGGGCCTCGAAGCGTCTCCCCTTATCACAAACTTATTAAAATCTCTAATTTTAGAATAAACCCTCTCTACCAAGTCATCCAAATCTATTTTTTTACCGCCAGCTTCGTGAGTTATGTAAAGACAGGAGTCATAAATATAACATCTAACAAAAGCTGTAGGATCGTTTGAAAAACCAAAATCTGTACCGTAATAGACTCCCTCAGAAAGATGTTTCCCCCCTAGCTCATGCTCTTCAAAGTCTTCAACGATCCACTTGTCTTTAAAAATTTGGGCTTCTGTGACCTCTAGGCATTCTCCTTCCCAGATATGAGAGTAAGTATCAGGGTTAAGCTCTAAGTCTCTTTTTCTTTCGTCCTCTAACTCTTCTGGAAACCAAGGATTGTCTTTATAGTTGAGTTTTACAATTCTTGAATTTTCTGGAGGGTTAAGTATGAACCTTTTGTGAGTAGAGGAGTCTTTGGATTCTGGATTCCAAGTAAGCCAAATTTCTGAACCTTTAGCTCTTATGGTTGGGATTAAAACAGCCCAAGATTTTTCACTGACTGTTTCTGCCTCTTCCACCCAGCAAATATCGACTTGCGAGGTTGACTTTATCTCTCGATAGTTATGCCTTAGCCCTTTAAACAAAAATTCTGTGCCGTTTTTGCCTTTTATGTAATTAACTCCAACATCATAGTAATCTCTAAGAACTTCATGCGACTCTATAGCACTTGAAACTTCTTGAAGCACTGAGTCTTTAATCGAATTTTGAAACTCCCTAGCACATAACACACGAATTTTTTTCCTTACTCCTAGGACTGCACACATAAGAGCAAAAGAAAAAGACTTCCCAGAGCCTCGACCTCCGTAAGCCCCTTTATATCTTGAATCTTTAGCAAAAACCCAAGCTAGCTTTTGCGGCAGTTTGAGTTCGATTGCACTCATTCTGGAGCTGGTGAATCGGGTGAAACTCCAATAATTTTTATATCTGGCAATCTCTCATTGTTTACTTGCACGTTGATTTCGCTTTCTTTTTTCTCGTCTAGTCCTAGTGCTGATTTTTGTGACTTGTAGCAAGTATCGAGAGTTTCGCTAGCAATCTTCAAAAATTTTTGTTGAGAAAATATAGCCTCGCTTTCTGCTCTGTCTACTTTATTCATTGTCTCTTTTACCCTGCTTCCAAGTCTTGAAATTGTGGCTTTAGTAAGAGTAGCGATATTCTTAATTGCACTGATATGGTCAACTGTAAAATTCTCTAGCTCGTGTGTTTTTGATTCGATGATTTTTGAGGTTGCACTTTTATTGATAGTGTGTGTCAGTTCCCTGTCATTTTTGCCATAAATCCACCCTTCATCTTTAGCGAATTTTTTCAGAGTATTCCTAGACATACGCCATTTTTGACAGATCTTTCCTTGACTGTCTAAACCTGCCTCAAACTCAGCCTTAATTTTTGCTTTTTCCTTCTCTGAGTAAGCCATAAAATATTGGTACTTTTGGTTTTATGATTTTTTTATACCTCGTCTTCAAACCCTTTTAAGGCGTAAAAAACTAGCGTATTCCTATAGCCCTTCTCAGAGCTTGGCCTTATTTTTGTAACTCCGTGCAAATTTCTCCAAGCTGGGTAGACAAGAACGCTGTTTTCAGCCTGATCAAAGCAAGCCCCATAGTCTGGCACAAATAAATTACCGCCCGTAGATTCTTTTCTTTTTGTAATTATAAAATTAACAGTCTCTTTTATGTTTTGGTTATCCCTATGAAAATTTGCACTGATGTTAAAATTAGAGATTGAGCTAGTGAAAAGCTCTCCTATTTTATAGGTCTTTTTAGTATTAGATAGTAAGTGTTTTTGTTTATCGTACTGCTCAGGCATGTATCTCTTTAAAATCTCACTTAGCTTAGTAGAAACCAAGTACATAGACTTTAAGAAAGTTTTTGCGGTCTTACACGCATTGACACTAGAAACGCTTGTGTAATTTCTTTTCATGTGTGGTTTTTTTGGGACTCCCCCAATTATTGTTGAAAACTGCTTTACTGCGTTTTCCCCAAGCCCCCTAGACATAGTAGACTTAGGGACGTTTTTGCTCAAAAGTTCCTTGTTTGCTATAGAGGTTAGGTTAGCTATTTCTTCACAATCTTTTATAAAAAAACCGACAACAGTACCACTATCACAAAGGAAACAGCTTTCTTTGATATTAGGCTCTAAAAAAGGCACTGAGTCCCCCGCCTTGTAATCATGGTTGGTTTTTTTTAACTCTATTCTTTTCATGTTATTTTTTTTAGTGCGTTAACTAAGACGTCGCCAACGTAAATATTTTTTTTTCTGGCTTCGAAAACAACCGATTTTGCTTCTTCGTAGTCTTCTAATCTAAACTCTATTTGTATAGATTTTTTTACCCCTTCCGAGTAGTCTTTTTCCTCTTCAAAATCATCAAGCTCACTATAATCAAGCTCTTTTTCTAAAAAACAATCAA